TACTAACCTTGGTGTGATCAAAGAAGTGAATCCTGGGACTTACACTCATTATGTTATCATCTCCATACGTAAGCAAGCTCACATTTCTTTTGAAATCGTGAATGCTATGCGCTGGCGACAATAGAAAGTACGCGTATCGCATGTACAAACTATTGACTAAGGAGTTAATAATAACAGTTAATGGATGCCCACTGGGATTTGTGCCAAAGAATTTGACCAGGTCGCCATAGAAATCAGTGGTGGCAAAAGCAACATCATGTGCAATGCAGTCAATAGCCTGCAGTTCATCGCTGCTGTAGCCAGCCAATTTGCACATAGTGTGCATAATATCAAAGGCTGCCAAAATAAAACACGGACTCATTCGCTTATCAAATTTCGAATAATCTCCGGCAATAATACGGTCTTTACCATGTTTCACGATATACTCGTAAGCCATGTGCCACTCAAAACTCGGCGCTTGAACTCCAACGGCCAATTCAAAATTGAAAGCGTTCCGTTGTATCACTCTTACACACGGTAACAAAAATTTCCGCATTACGAGTGAGAAGTCCATGGGCGCGCAACTAAAAGTTCTAGTGGATCCTTTCTCCGCCTTACTTATAGTAACAGGTTCATCTTTAAGATTAGCCCGAAATATAGGATGGTATTGAATCCCATGCCCATAGCGAGAAAGAATATCTTCGACACGTTTGTGCATCTCAGGTGTAATGTCCATTCTGTCAGTGGGCACTCCATTGGCATCACAAATAGGAATAAGGTGTTTCCTCTTTGATTCACACCACGGAAAGCCCGCAGATGTAGATCTTTTCAGAGCATCTATGAAAGCCACGGCTGGTACACCATTTATTGCGGTATCCAAACCCATAGGCTTTATAAGATTAAGCTCTGATTGTGACAGACCCTCAAGGACATCAGTTAAATAGCCGTTCTTGCACAAATCCAATATTCTGTAGTCAACTGTGTCGTACGTTTGAATGGCATGGTCCAATGTAGCATGTTTGGGCATGTAACCGCGCAAGATTGGTGGTCTCACATTGTCGGTTATGGCAAAGACGCCATCATCCCGTGTGCCTTCCATGAAAGCTTTCTTCAATAAAGTGTCGCCAACTTTGGAAGTGTGGCCATCCCGGAACTGAAGAGATCCGTAATGTTCCATACTCCCATAACTTCCGAGAAATCTGAAGGGACTCTTAGGGTGAATAGAAGCTTGCACTGCAATAGGACCCGTTTTATCACTCTCAAGCACAGGAAAACTTGGTTGTATCCGGCTCTGAGAGGGAAAAGACGCTGCCAGTCTATTTATCATCTGGCGAGTGATCTTGGTGGAAAACGCTTTGGGCCTGCCGATAACATCGACTTTGCCTCCCACGTGTATTCCAACCAAAATAGCTCGATTGTCAAGTACTACGAATAAAGGGCATCCACAATCCCCATCCTCAGTTGGACGCGGAGCCGTGGAACGGTATGTGCTCAGTGTTAAACACCCAGCACCGTCCGGAAGTTCCATTCGATTCATTTCGTTAACAATATTAATGTGACGATCTGTTAGTATAGAGCCGTCAGACTCACGGCGCAAGCGATAACCGTTTGCTGTAGGGATAGTCGTACCCTCATCCAACATATACTCAGTAATGTGTGGATTATTGGGAAGATCGATCACCCTAAACATGCACAAATCCAGCTCGTCAATTGTATGGACATTGATGCCATATGATAAGTTGAAAGTGCGCCGAAAGCCAACAACATCGGAAGGTTTGCACTTCGAAATAGTCATCGAGGTAGGTTTGTCCCAAAGGAAATGGGCGTTAGTTATATATAACTGACCGCCTATTCCCAATGCTCTCCCAAACTTGGATTTATCACAACCATGGGTCGTAAAATAAAAACAACTACCTTCGAAAGCTTTTAACTGATCTTCAACACTAATACCCTTGCGGGACAGTAGCTGTCGGGTCAAATCAAAAGTAGTGACTGACGGAGGTTCTTTCCATTCCCAAACGTCTGGACGCTCACGAACCGGAGTGGGTTTGTGGGAAGAAAAATTCCCCCCTTCCTTTTTTAATACCTTTCGTCGGAGGAGAAAATCCGATACTGCGTTAAAGCCCTTAGACATGAAGCGATAAGAAAAGAACACAGTCACTACTGCGGTTGAAACAAAAATTAGTTTTTCAGATAAATCTGACCGTATGTAAGTGTCCCTCAATCGCGCACAGGCTCTCATCAAAGCGCGCCTAATGCACCAATTATAAATGCGGTTATAGACTGCGCGGTGGAGCCGCATGTATCTCGATCTATTACGCGCAGCGGAGCCGAGAGTGCGAAGCATCCACAGATATAATGTCGAGCTTCGTATACTCCGAAATCCTAATGCCGTGCGTCGTAGATTGTCAAATCCTCCGAATTCAAACCAGGCGTGATATGCCAACACTAAAACAAAACTCTCGCTAAGAAAAGTAAGAGGATAAAGTAAAAGGTTGATGAAACCACACGGGACTATACCAAACTGGTACAAGCACGTGAACAGAAATCCGATAAAACTCTGTTTCTTATTTCCAAAGAGCAAATAAATAAACGCACTCAACCATATGTAGATGGCGTTCTTCAAGTTCGAGTAATCTAGAAATGTCATGGGGAAGATGTTTGAAATCAAACCATAAGACAAAATGTTGTAAAAGACACTGAACCAGACGACATTATATATAGAAGAGATATTATCTCGGAAACCCGCTTCAGGGCGGAAAGAGCCGGCACACTCACCTACACAGGTACCGTAGCACTCTGGGCAAATAGGTGCGTCGGAGTATCCACTCATGGCGGAAGTGACGGTATCCAGATTGGCATAATGAGCTTCAATAGTGCGTCCATACCAATGGAGCAATTGTGAAATGTCCCATTTACCAGCAACAAGTTTGTACGAGCATGATATGCGAGCGGGATTTCCACCAACTTGAGGACCAGGAACGACTTCTTCCACTTTAAAATGCCAGTAATCATCATAATTACCAGGATTTGGGCGAAGCTTAGAAGTATCTAGCATCGGGTTGACGCTATGCTCGGAATGCTTCGAAAACTCAGGTTTCGGAATAACCGTTATCACGTACGGGAAACGCCGCTGAATGGCGATCGGCACCGAAAACCACTGAGAAGCATTAAGATCTTTAACGTTAGTAGAAGCCAAAAATAATTTGGGCTCTACTGGATAAACACCCTTACGCTCTAACTCAGCTTGTGGAGGAGTCCAAGGCATTATATTCACTATGCGCATAATCTCAGATAAGGTTATATCTTCTGTGGCTTTGGAAGGTAAATTGACGGCAACGTCGTCAAGCATAATGCACCACTGATAGGTGCTAAAGCCACTCCAATACTCATCTGAAACGCAACGATTGTATACAAAAGCCTCGCTCCCATCTAAAGGCTTTCCTAGAAGAGTGCTGACATGGCATAGTGGGAAAATAACATCTGCATAATGGATGACTTTCCGACCGACGACGGGCCATTGATGAGCACGGAAAAAGGCGGCACTCGATGACTTTGCGCAAGCTGGCGCAATTTGAAATTGCGTTCCAAATCTTTTACAAGACTTAGTTTCCTATCAAAAGAATAAGCTTCGGCATCGTCAAGGAGTGAGCGATTCTGCCTCAGGTGCTCACCATCGG